TAGGTGATCGTCTTTTTGAGCACGCCTTATTTATTCCTTTCTTCCAATCTTGCTATCACGGTGCAGTGCTCGAGATCGTCATCACAACCTCGAGGCCATTCTCTTCAATCGTGCAGTCGCTTATGGTACTCCGAGCTCGGCGGCGGAGTAAAGTCGATCGCCAAGCACGGCTTCTCGTCGTCGGACATCACCGTCGAGATCTGTACTTCGAGATTGTCGTTCCCGTTCCAGCCGACCATATCCGTATACGTCGTTGGTGCCAGCCCAATGTGCTCATAGAACTCGGACAGGCTGGCATGTAGGAAGTTGTTCAACTCGTGATTGATCCGGTTCTCTGCTCTGCGGATCTTCTCGGCCGAGCTCAGGAAGTAGCGGCCGGTCAACATGTCGTAGCAGAGTACGTCGCCTCCACCCGTGATGATCACGTCGCGCGTGTCCTTCGGGTTGCGCAAGACACGCTCCTGAGCGATCTCGTCCCGAACCTTGGTCGTCTCCTTGACACCGAACTTCTCCAGCACCTTGTCCTGGTACTCCTGCATCCTGCGCTGAGAGATGCTTGAAGCGAGTGCAAGTGCGGCCATTCGCTTCGACGCGATCTTGTTGGCGTAGACGATGCAGACGATCGTTGTTGCGCCTGAGATAGCCGCGGGAACGTACTGCGGCCAGACCAGCTTGACCTTCTCCGTCTTGCTGAGCTCGACCACTCTTTCGTCTTCTTTGATCAACTCCGCGGCCTTGAACGACGCACGTCCTGCCAGGTACGCGGTCGAGACCGTACCAACAACGCCCACGCCCGTTAGGATGGTGGTCGTGTTCTCGTCCAGTAGAAATCGCGCTTTTTGGGCCAATACAGATAGTCCGGCCAGGCTCATTAGGATCCTTTCATTTTGTGACCGAGATTGCTCTGACGTGGGTAACACCATGCGGCACTACAGCCCAACCGTCATTGATCAGTTTTTGAATTTCCCTGAACATCGCCTCCTCATTGACATGTTTCGTGCCATCTCTGTCTGTTCTCCGCCATTGCCCGAGCATTTGTTTTTTGAAAAAGATCTCTTGCGCGGCCATTAGCAGTAAGGAGGCGTTGACCGCTTCCTCATCTCACGAACGAAGATCCAGATCAGCCAGAGACCCCAAGTGATCAGGACCATGAAGCTGTCGAACAGGAAACTGAAGAAGCCGTACTTCTTCGCTGGCACCACGTAGACGAACATGCAACACCTCCTTCGAAAAAACAAATAGAAGGAATGGTCGGTAACCGAAGCTACCGACCGAGCCCTTTCGAGCCCTTTCCTTCTATTATGATGTGTGTTTTCGCTGCGATTAGAAGCAGCTGCCAGGACGGAGCACTTTGAGCCGCCAGTAGCCATAGCGCGCGGCTTTGACCGTGGCGTAGCGCACGCTCGAGCAGTAGCGGTCATTGAGCTCGGTGGTGCAGTCGAACACGCGAAAGCGATCGTTCAAGAAGCTACCAGGGATGACGCCGAAGCGCTTGATGCCCGAGCAGTAGGCGAAGTCGAATCGCCGCTCGAGGTTGTTCTGCAGCTTCTCCTCCGTGATGAAGTACGGGGAGCCAGGAGTCCAACGAGTGGACTGCGCCTTGCCCGTGACGGCGAAGACACCTGCGAGCACCGCCATGATGACGATGACAAGGACCGTGCTTTTCATAATTTGCCCCTTTCGAGAGCTTAGATTTCCTGTGCGATCTCTTTGTTGTCCCCAAACCACGCTCATTAACAGCTATACCCTTTCATAGAAAGAAAAAAAGAGGAAAGAGATCCTCTAGCAAGTACTGCAAAGCAGCGCGAGCTAGGGGTACTGCAAAGCAGCGCCCTAAGGATCTCTTTCATTATGATACGTGTTTTTTCTGCGATCTTAGCTTCGAGTTCCAAGCCCAACGATCTCGAAGTGCTTTCCGTAGACGTTAGGCTTGTGCCCGTTCAAATGACGGGACATAAGCGACAAAGGTGCATCAACTGCTCGAGCGGCTTCTGTGACTGTTTCCCATATTTCGCCCGTTTCAAGGTTCTTGACGATTTTGTAGGCATGTCCACCGAACTGAGTGTTCGTATTGCTGAATACGGGAATGTTGTGATTGTTGAACACGGGAGCAATCACGATGGGCTTGCGGATAGCTAGAACAACAACGGCGCCAAGACCAAAGAACAAGTATCGTTCCTTGTTCTTTCGAAAATGCCCTTTGATCTTTTCGGCATCGGGGAAGCTGACGTTATGATCCATAGCGACTCCTTCGCAAAAGAAAAAAATACAACAACAGATAGATAGCACCTTCTATTATGATGCGTGTTTTCTCTGCGATTGGCTTATTTGAAAATTCCACCGGAGCCTTTTTGCGAAAAAAATAAGGAGCCGCTGGAATTGCGGCCCCCTATCCTGAATCTCTTCTAGATCTGCGGTCTCGGTTTGAGTACAAAGCTCATCGCCGCCGACCGAATCACGTTCACACGCTCGTGATTGATGATCATGAAGATTCCCAGCAAGTTCGCGGTTACGACCGCCAGAGTGTCCTTGCTCACCCGATTGGTGGCCTGTGCTTCGGCCTTAATCAGGTATAGCTTGGACATTCTTTCGAACGCTTTCGCAAACTCGTCTGAAGAACTCTCATAATTCATCATATCTTGAGCGAGCTTAACGATCAACGGATCGAAGACGTGGGGTTCGTCCTTTCTCCAAAACATAGCTCTCCTTAGATAGAGTCTTCATTATACGCGCAGTTTTATTTGCGACTATCTTCGACTCTGAAGAGCACATGCTTTTGGAGCTCGATCTTCTCGGGATAATCATCGAGAATCAGCGAGTACACTGTTTTACCTTCGTCCTTACTCACTACGATAGTTCCCGTACTACTAGAGAATCTGTACGCTACCCATCCTCGTGTGAAGTACCCGACCAGAAATGCCGCCCAAGCTATCAACAATACAACCCACCAAGCCACTGTTCCTCCTAGTCGAGCATCGCCACAGTAGGATAAGACTTCTCTCCTGCTTCATCCTGGGCACGAATGTATTCAGTTACCCGAGAGACCTGTACAACTTCGCTATTTCCTTGCACCTCGATGATATCGCCCAGGTTATAGTGAATTCCGTATTGGAATTGACTTGTTGGGACGATTTCTCCATCCACAGCCTTGACGTAGTGATTATTGTTCAGTCCGTCTTGTGCTCGACTGTTCAACAAAGCGAGCAAAGTGGCTGCGCTACCAGCAACCGCATCGGTAGTGATGTCGTCTGCGAACACCTGTAGAGCGCGCAAATCAAAGCCCATATACTGCGGTCCAGACAACGCACTGACACCCGGCGGTGTCGAGAGCATTGTCGCTGGAGCGCTCGGCGCAAACGCGTACGCCGCTGTTTTGAGTGCTGCAATTGACCGAAGCTCTTTGATGTTCGTCAAAGAGTCCATCTGTGGAGAGAATCGAACTGGCGGACGTTGGGTCTGTGCACTGGTTCGATCAAGCCCTCTGTAGCTACGAAAACCGAGTGAAAATCCCGTGTCGCTCGCCGAGAGCAAGCGAATCTGCATGCCGACTTCAAATGTAGTAGCAATCTCCCGCATAGCGTCATATACCGGCCCAAACGGTACACTGACGTTGATCACCGGACCAGCCTTGTCGTAATCATCAAGCGTTAAACCCGGAATAGCTAACGTTTGTGGGTTAGGGACACCCGTGGCAATTGCTCCGGTCAAGTAGGGGCTGTCCTTGTGGCACATGTTGTAGATAATCGCCCAGAGAGTCGATCCGGGCGTACCGCCGGTAACCGACCAAGAGCGTTCGTCATGTTTCGGTGACGATCGGACAAAGCGATTGTTCATCCAAGGAAGTAGCGCGATTCCCGAAAGCTTTAGGTTTCCCTCTTCAATGTTCGCCGTCTCGACGATCATTACCTCACTCGAACCGTCCAAACTCAGGAAAATTCCCTCGGGGAGTTTTTTGATATTCTCGGTCGTGACCGGAACAACCAACTCGACTTCGCTATCGCCGTAATATCTCTCAGTCCAAATCGCTGATACAAACGTGTCGATCGCATCTTGACGGAGAAATTTGCGATTGAGCGTATAGATATCCACTACAGACCCCCATACCGCTCATAGTAAGTCAGCGTCCAGTCCTGCACACCGGCGTTAGTAATCACGGAGAACTCGTTCTCACCCGGCTGTAAGGTCGGCCAGGCAGAGCCTTCTTGTACGACCTTGGACAAGAGACTCGAGATGACGCCCGTATTCAGATCGACATTTTGCACGTATTTCTGCATCTGCACCGAGTTCATCTCGAATACGCTGGTCGCACCTACAGTACCGGTGACATTGAAGAACGAAATCAACGGGTTGCCGATTTGAATCCCGATCGTCGCTGGAGCGGCACCCGAGACATAGGTGACCTCGACGTTGAAACCAGTCTCAATTGTGCCGTCATAGTCGATTGTCTGAAATACTCCGCCAGGACGCACTGTCACACCGGTAACTACAACCGGATCAACCGAAGTAAAGTACGGATCCGGGCAGATAATCGAGACTTGAACCTCGGGCGTTTTGCTGAACAGATTTGCCTGAACGCTTTCGACGTATCCTTCGATTTGTACCGGTACCCGATCGTCACTGAGAAACATCAGCTTGACAAGGCGCTTGGGCATGAAATATGCATACAGCAACTTGCGCAAACTTTCGTACGTCCAGGTATCCCAATCCGGGTTAGGACGCACAGTCATGACGATGTTACGACTCGGAACATCACTGCCGACATAAGCCGTCCCGTCGACTGATCCAAGTGGTGAAGTATTGACAGAGGCTGTGACCGGGTCCAAACCATCGATATTCGCAACCTGAATCAAGTCCGTCTCAGCCGTGTCTTGATCACTCAAAGGTAGTGTAGGTGCTGACTGCCACGAACTATACGCCTTGACTTCCGTCAACACGGCTAGATACCTCCTTAGGCCCCCCGAAGGGGGCCCGTAGAGTGGTTTAGTTAAGGTTCAAGGCAGACTTGACCTGCGAAAGCTGGTTTTTCGTCTGCCTATAGATTTCGATACTCGACAAAGCCTCTGGCGAGTAGTTGTTTTGCTCGAAGTTAACCGAGGGACCTGCGAGAGCAGCGATCCGTTCGGCTTCGGTCGCCGCAGTCCCAGCAGAGATAGCTGAAGCTTGTCCGAATGAGGCCGCAGCATTGATTGGTGTAACGTTCGTCAAAGCCGCCAATCGTCCTGCTTGCGCTTGAATCTGAGTCAGATCCAAGATAGGCGTAATCACCGGGTTCGGATTCAGCTCCTCGCTGATCACGTCAGAGACACCCTGCATGTTCTTACGCATTTGATCGAGTGCGCTCTGTGTAGCGACATCAAGCGCATCGGTAACTGCAGTCGACTCGGAGATGCCCTGAGCCATGCCCTCCATCGAGAGCTGACCAACTTCGGCGAAGATCTGTGAAGGCGACTTGATCTTGAGTGCCTTCTTGATCGCCCGAACCATCACCTGGGCCAACTTGTTCATCTGCTTCTCGAGGTCTTTCTCCTTCGAGGCCAGACCATCGACGATTCCCTGCGCTGCTTTGACACCAGCGTCGTACAACTCGGAAGCACCATGATCTGCAATCCTACCGGCGGCGGTATTTAGCTGCGCATCCAGCGTATTCAAGCTCTGAACCGCAGTCTTACCACCGGCGAGCAATGCATCAGCGAATTGCTGATCAACTACACCGTCGTCAAGCAGCTTCTGGTAGGTCGTATCGTCTAGACCCAGCTTACGCAACTGATCAAGCGTAGCGCTGTAGGATTGTTCCGCAGCAATCTGGTTCTTTAGAGCAAGTGCGTAGTTAGCCAGCTGATCGGCTGGATCAATCTGGTTACCTTCCGCGTCTTGCTGGACAATGTCGGGCAAAGCGCCATATTGCTCAGAAAGACTCTTCTGAACATCGGCTCGAGTCTTGATCGCATCGTCCAGAACTTGCTTAGCCGCATCCAGCTTGTTTGCTGTATTGGTGTAGTCCTTGACCAAGTCGATCAAATGTTTCCTGTCCTTGGCCAAGCCTGAGATCAGAACCTTACGAGCTGCGGCCGTTCGAGCAAGGATCGCTTCGTTCTCTTTGACAAGTTGCTGTGAGGCTGCGATCGCTTGCTTATCGGCTTTCTTTCCCTTCTCGCGTTCTTTGGCGATCTTCTCATTTTCAGATTTGATCGCCTCTCGAGCTCCTTGCATCGTTTCGGTCAGTTTATTTCGCAGATCGGTAAACGCCCGATTAATGTCATCGGTCGAACCGCGAAGACCCTTCGCAAATCCTTGGCCGACGTCCTGACCAAGCTGAATCATCACCTTCGAAGGCGATGTGATTTGGAAGGTGCTCTTGACCATGTCAATCACATTGGTGCTCATCTCTTCGGCAGCAGCCGTTGCGCCATTGTTATTCGTCATACCCTGGGCCAGACCAAGAACGATATTCCGACCAATCTCCTCGAATACCTTCGATGGTGACCTGATATGAAGCAGCTTGAGCGCTTTACCTGGAATGGAGGTAATTAGCTTCTCCGCAGCACGAGCCAAATTCGGTGCTGCTTGCTCCATACCGCGAACCATTCCGGTGACAATCGCTGTACCGATTCGAACACCCGCGGCGATTATCTGCGGTTCGTACTTGTCAATCGCATCCGCCACACCGTTCAAGAAGGTGACGATCGCCCGAGCACCGACATCGACCAGCTTAAGAATTCCGGCTACGATCGCCCGAATCAGCTTGGCCGCTGCTGTGGTACCTGCTGCGATCAGTTGTGTACCAGCATTGGCAATACCGGTGATAAAGTGTGAGATAGCACTTGCCCCGGCCGTAAACAACTTCGTGTAATTGTTGGCAATCGCCCGTACAAGGCTGGTAACGATACTTACCCCGGCTGCGCCAATTCGACCGATGTTGTTTGCGATGCCTTTCAGCACACTGGTGATCAACTGAACACCCGAGCGAATAATCAAGTTCATGTTGCTGATTATGCCACGTACGAAGCTGGTAATTACGTTGATCCCCGCCTGCTCGATTCGATGTATCTGCTTGGCGATTGCATTCAGGAAAGTGATAATGATATTTACTATTGCAGCAGTCAGCTTGGGAATATTGTCGTTGATACCCTTCAACAACGCCAACATCAAGCTGAAGCCAGCGGCAATAATCTTGCCCTGATTGTTTTGAATCACCTGTAGGATTCCGGCGATCAAGACATTCAGTACCTGAACCAGCTTTGGCATGATCTTGATGATTCCG